TAAAAATAGATGCGAACGGTAATAAATATTGGGACGCTCAAGGTTTTAAGATTAAGAATGTAGGGGACCCTGAACACTCACAAGATGCTGCTACTAAAAACTATGTGGACGGTACTGTATCGTCTATTGCTTTAGGTGTTGGATTAGTTCCTGACTTCAATAAGTTCACAGGCACAGGCACAGAGACGAGCTTTAATCTTTCATTTACTACCAACGGCATTGCTTCTTCCGCTATACTTGTAACCATTGATGGTGCAGTGCAAGACCCCAGTGACTATACAATAGTCGGCGGAATATCAGCCGGAGCGGATGAAGTACAATTTATTACACCTCCCCCATTAAACTCAGAGATACTTGTTATCGAGCGTGGGTATAAAACTAAAAGAGAAATACCCGATGAGTACGATTGGGGAAGTGTAGTAGGAGACACAGTTACCGCTACTTATACATACGGTAAAATCGCTTAAAACATTAAACACATAAAAAAATAAAAATAAAATGGCTATATCAGTACAAGTAAGAAGAGGCACGGAAGCCGAAAGACAAACGATGGATGGTGTTGGTACTAATCCTGCTCAACCAGCTGTAGGTGAATTAATTTACACCACTGATAATAAGTTGTTATATGTGGGTGACGGTGTTACAACTGGAGGTAATCTAGTAGCTGGCGGTGCGGCAAGTATAACTGACGGTTCGCTTACTCCCGCTAAGACTAGTTTTTTAGGAACCGTTGATGAAGCAGCTGACTCGGCAGTTAAAATTTTATCTAAACAAAGCGACGGTAATTACGATAGCGTCACTCCAAGCGGTGATGTTACGATGACCCAAGCGGGTGCGTTTACCATTTCTGCTGATGCTGTTACTACCGCTAAAATAAATGATGAAGCTGTAACTTCCGCAAAGCTCGCAACTACGTTAGACTTCGGATCAATCACATAAGACCATCATGTCAAATATACAAGTACAACTTAGAAGAGGAACCACCTCAGACCACGCTTCATTTGCAGGAGCTGAAGGTGAAGTAACTGTAGATACTGATTTAGACACACTCATGGTGCACACCGGAGGAGGTGCAGGTACTGGTATTCGTTTAGCAAAGCACAGTGAATTATCAGCTGGAGGTGGAGGTACCGTTACTGAAGTAGACGCAGGTACGGGTTTAGTGACAAGCCCAGTAGGCGGTATTACGACCACAGGTACAATAGGTATTGCAGATGATGGCGTAGGTCCAGATCAGTTAGCTAACACTTCCGTTACTGCTGGTTCTTACACAAACACTAATTTAACAGTAGATGCTCAAGGACGTATTACAGCTGCAAGTAATGGCACGTCTGGCTCTTCGGTTACTAAGTACTCAAGCGGATGGTTTAACAACACTACAGGACTAGCTAACGGAGGTACTTATTCTTTTACACATAACTTAGGAACTAAAGATATAAATGTTACCTTATGGATGGCTACAGATTCATCAGGCTCTAATCAAAGAGAAGTTAATTTAACTCTTAGGTGGACAGGTTCAGTTAGCTCTGAAGGAGGTGGTCAAATACTTAATGTATCAACAACTCAATTAACGGTGCAATTAGCAGAGCAAGGTTGGTTATATTTAGATAGCAACGGAGATTGGCAAAACGGAGACTGGGGGACAACCCATACACATATCAAAGTAATTGCAATAGGATAACGATGATTGAATCTATCTCTGGCTTTCTTAACACCGCTCTTGTCGTCGCTCTTGGAGTTATCGGGTGGATTATCAAACGTGTTATTGAACGTCTTGATCTCGGTGAGAAAAGAATGACTAAGATAGAGGTGGAGTTAGCTGCTCAACGGGAAAGAGATAGAGCTGTTGAAGCACGGATCGCAAAGGTAGAGGAAGCACTTAAAGAAGTTCACACTAAATTAGATCGTATGATGGAGGTATTAGTACAGCGATGACAGATAAAAAGAAACCGGGGTTGTATTATAACATGAATAAGCGTAAAGCTTTAGGTATCAGTAGAAGCAAAAGTAAATCTACAGTCAGTGCTAAAGCTTACGCTAATATGAAGCGTGGGTTTAAGAAGCCCTAACAATTAGTGGCTAGACCGTACAGAAGACCTCGTGTTGTTAGACCGAGTCCATTAATCGCTCAATACAATACACTTGGAGCAGTGGCTGCTAGTGGTGTTACGGAAGCGGTAACTACAGCAACGGCTGCTAAAGCAGTGACAGATTCCATTACATCTGACCCTGACATCATTGGATTAAGTGGTGGTGACGCACCGTTGAGTGACCCACAGATCGATTCTTTAGGAGCTACCGCTAGTGATAACTTAGATGTTTACGAAGGAGGAGGAGCATAAATGGCTACATTCAGTAAAAGGATACAACTTAGAAGGGATACCCCTAGCAACTGGGCGTCCACTAACCCCGTACTTTTAGAAGGTGAGATAGGACTTGAGTTGGATAGCAGTCGTAACAGGATGAAGATCGGAAACGGGACGGATGCTTGGAATGATTTACCGTACTTCTTAGACGCACACGAGGAGGATGTCGGTGATTATCAAGACTTCTTAGACGGTCTAAGTACACCATAGATTTAGATGAGCAGTTTACTTACACAGTTAGGCCAAAAGGTTAAAGCCAAGCTTGATAACAAGTTTGATAAGTCCGGAGGCTTGATTAGTGGTTCGGTAAATATATCACAATCTCTGCAAATTGGATCATACGACGGCGACAATCTACCAACCATAGGAACTTCTGGAAGGATAATATACGTTACAAACGGGAACTCTGGTAGTCCATGTTTAGCTATAGATGATGGATCGGATTGGAAGGTAATAGCTCTAGGGAATACAGTAAGTACTGCTATACATCTACTTACAGAAGCTAGTGATTCTTTAATAACAGAAGCTGGGGATGTGTTAGTAACTGAGGATTCTTGACACCCATTATCCTAGCTTATACTCTTTATTCACACAAATTAACCTCAAACAGAAAGTATATATATTATGTCTAGTTTGCTTACCCAGTTGGGTCAAAAAACAAAAGTAGAGCTTGATAAGAAGCTTGCCCTCGCAGGTGGAACAATGACTGGGGCTTTGACCCTCAGTGGTGCTCCTACCTCTTCCCTTCACGCCGCTACCAAAGCATACGTTGATTCAGTATCTTCGACTGCTTCCGGTCTGCAAACAGAACTTGACGCTACTCAAGCTGGTGCTGGTTTAGGTGCTAACGGTGCTTACACAGCTAACGGTTCTGCCAACTACATCAGTTCGGTAACGACCCTTCAAGCTGCTGATAACGCTCTTGATGCTCAGTTAAAGACTGTTGCTGACGCTGTTGCTTCTAACGACTCCGACATTTCTACCTTACAATCTAACGTAAGCAGCAATGACTCGGACATCAGCTCCCTTCAATCTGACGTTTCAACTGCTCAGTCTGACATCTCCACTCTTCAATCGAATGTTTCCTCGAATGATAGTGACATCTCTTCCTTGCAGTCCGATGTATCCGCTAACACTTCTGCTATCAGCAGCAACGACAGCGACATCTCTGCTCTGCAAACTCAAGCTGGTTCCCTCGCTTCTGACGGTAACTCTGCTTCGTTCAGCGGAAACATCTCTGCTGCTAATGCTACGTTCTCTGGTAACTTGACTGTTAATGGTACGACCACTTCGGTTAACACCACCAACATCGATGTTACTGACAGCATCATGAACCTTTCTAAAGGTGCTGCTTCCGGAACAAATGCTTCGAATGACGGTGGTTTCATCGTTGAGCGTGGTTCTTCCGAAAGCAATGTTGCATTCATCTGGGACGAAGGAGACGACAAGTTTAAAGTTCTCTCTACTTCCGCAACTGCTGCTGCTACTGACATCTCCTCGACTGACGGATCGGCTACTGCCGCTAAGTTTGATGCTGACCTCTACCATAACGGTACTGAGTTAGGAACAGTCGCTGAGTTCGAAGCTGCTTTAAGTTAAGCTTTAACGCTCATCCATCATTAAGGGTCGCCTCTGCGTAGCGGGGGCGGCTCTTTTTGTTTACAAAGATAACAACAGATAGTAATATAACATCATGCTTAGTCATAAAGAGGGAAGTAAACTGCACGATAAGATAGCAGGTGCGTACAGTCACAGCATAGATATGATGGAGGATATGGGGGAGTACAACGCTGCTCTTCTTAACGGTGCTAGACAGTTCCTAAAGGATAACAATGTATTGATGGACAGCGGTGTAGGTACTCCTTTAGACGAACTGAATGCCAAGCTAATCCAGTTACCATTTGAAGAAGAAGAACAACAACATCGAGATACCGCCCAAGCTACGGGACTTTAGAAACTTTCTATACTTAGTTTGGAAACACCTTAATCTTCCTGATCCTACCGAGCTACAGTACGACATAGCGGAGTACTTGCAACACGGTCCTAAGCGGTCTGTTATCATGGCGTTCCGTGGAGTAGGTAAGTCTTGGATAACATCAGCTTTTGTAGTGCATCAGCTACTACTTAATCCATCTAAGAACATACTTGTTGTATCAGCATCTAAGAATAGATCGGATGACTTCTCTACATTTACCTTGCGAATCATTCAAGAGATTCCCATTTTACAAGGATTAAAGCCATCAGAGAACCAACGATTCAGTAAGATTGCATTTGATGTAGGACCTGCTCCTGCGTCTCACGCTCCCTCTGTTAAGTCCCTTGGTATATCATCACAGCTAACAGGTAGTCGTGCAGACATCATCGTAGCGGACGACGTAGAGGTAGCTAATAACAGTGCTACTCAAGGAATGAGGGATAAGCTGGATGAACAAGTAAAAGAGTTCGACGCTATCGTTAAACCTCTCGACTCCTCCCGTATCATCTTTCTTGGTACTCCACAGTGTGAGGACTCTATCTATAACAAACTAAGGGAGAGGGGCTACAAGAGCCGTATATGGTCTTCAGAGTATCCAGATGAGACAGAGGCTATAAATAACTACGGAGGCGATCTAGCACCCCTTATAGCGGATAACATAGCTCCTGACACAGTAGGTACTTCTACAGAACCATTACGGTTCACTGATCTCGACCTAGAGGAACGTAAGATGAGCTACGGTCGTACCGGGTACGCCTTACAGTTCATGTTGAATCCTAAGCTGTCTGATGCTGATAGATACCCATTAAAGATAAACGATCTGATAATATCTGATGTGGATGTAGACCTAGCTCCTGAAAAGATTGTGTGGTCATCTGACCCGGATAATACGGATCGTGACCTCCCAAATGTCGGATTGGCGGGGGATCGTTATCGTCGTCCCTCTTCAACTGTTGGGGATATGATACCGTATACTGGCTCTGTGTTATCTATTGACCCATCAGGACGGGGTAAGGACGAAACTGGGTACGCTGTAGTAAAGATGCTTAACGGGCAGCTGTATGTACCAGATGCGGGTGGTATACGGGGTGGGTACGACGAGAAGACCTTGAAACAACTGGTAGCTATAGCAAAGGATAACAAAGTTAATATCGTTGTTATAGAGTCTAACTTTGGAGACGGCATGTTCATGGAGCTGATTAAACCGTTGTTTCGTACCACTTACCCTGTAACCATAGAAGAAGTACGACATAACAAACAAAAGGAACTTCGTATCGTTGATACTTTAGAACCTGTACTTAACTCTCATAGACTTGTTGTAGACCCTTCTGTTATAACAAATGATTACAGATCAGCTTTAACTTATCCAATAGAACAACAAACCAGATATATGTTAATGTATCAGTTATCACGGATAACAAGGGATAAAGGATCACTGGTACACGATGACCGTCTTGACGCCTTATCAATCGCTGTTGGTTATTGGACGCAGCAAATGGCTGCTAACGCTGACCAATCGATGGTTGATAGACAACAAGAACTTCTTCATAAAGAACTTCAAGACTTCACTGATAGCTTCTATAAGCGTAATAACAAAGCTGTAGCTGTCACTTGGATGTGAGTCGTTAACACTCCTCATCGCTATTGCTCGCTTCGCTCATCAATAGCTCTATATAACAAATCTGTTATAGCTATACCTTGAAATACTAAAGTTATACTTTAAATCTGCTAGGTCTACTGTTGTAGACACACCTATCCTTAAAAGACCTATTTAAAGATCACGTTATCAATCAGACCGTTTAGAGATGTTAGCGAAAGAACGGATGTATGAGCTAACTAAATAACTGATGTATTGATATGATGGAGCTGTAGTGTTTGTAATGTTTACCTTTGTTAAAAGGAGGAGCTACAACTAGCGTCAGCTAATGTAACCTCTTAGTAGGTATTGCTTATCTTGTTATCTATATACCTATCGGTATGAGACGTTTAAACGTAAGTTATAACGACTATCTAAATCTCATTATTATACAATCTAACAGCCGAAGGGAACGTGTAAAGCATAAAAGTTAAAGAGTTAGTATCTAAGCGGTGTACAGCTTGGCGTCAGATTTACCTATGAAATCATCTCGGAGGAAGATCGCTTCGCTCACTTCAACGCCATTGCTCGCTTTGCTCGACAATAGCTATACCTTTGTTATATTAATAACGATGAACATCGACGATCAAACAGATACGTTTCAGTACGAACTAGCCAAGCTAGTGTATAGGTTCAAGAGCGAATACGACCTTAACGATTACACCATAGCCGGATGCTTAGACTTCTGTAAGCTGTCAGTACTAACGGAGACGGATGACGTTATATTTGCAGGAGAACCTGACAACGCATTAGACATGCTTAACACTGGAGAACTAACCACAGAGGACATCGATAATGAAGAAGAAGACACCGAAGACGACGAAGCATTCCCCCACTTCTAAAGACGCACCTGCTTCGACAGCTGCTTCTGACCTTCCTGTTATACGGATCGTCTCTGAAGAAGAGGAGATGCACGTAAAGCTTGGTCTGGAGATGGAAGACGCAACCCACGATATGCTTGTTAAATGGGGCAAAGAGGTAGCATCCGACGAGGACTACATCAATATCGCTATTACGGACGGTTTAAAGCACGGTATATCAAGCGATAAGTAGCACTTTGCTACAACTGTTCGAAAGGTTTCGATAGAAAAATGCGAGACGTTCCAAAAAGATTTAGGTGAAAAAATGCGAGAGGCTTACGCTATATACGCGCGCGTTAATTACCCCCGGGCGTACCCGCAAGATTCTTATAGGG